TAAGCCACGCATATTTTGCTGGCACTTCCATAAGCATAACTTCCTTAAAAGTTTTATTTGCTTCCTGCTTTTGCTCTTTCATAAAGAAAATTCCTCCTTTGTATTATATTTTCTATACGCTATTGCACTTTTATGAAAACGCTATAACTTTATATTATTATAGCAATAATTATTTGCAAAGTCAAGGTGTTTTGTGAAAATTGATGAAAAATCCAACATTATTCCCGCTTTTTTCCTCTACCTTATAGAATAATTTATTTGCTTAGGATAATTTTAGCACTTTTTATTAACTAAGTCAATCTTTTTTTTGTTGAAAACTAGCAAATTAATTCACCATATTTCCTTTAAATAAAGCTTTTTTCCAATCTTCGCACTAATTAAATAACCTAAAGAAAGAACAACTTGCTTTATAGCAATATATTCAAATAAAAAAAGTTTTGATACTCTTGTATCAAAACAATATAATTTAATATGGGTTTGTAGAACTATATTGATACAATTACGCACCCCTATCAAAATCTACGCACCCTTAGCCTATTTTTACGCACCCCTAATGAATGGCTATATTAAGCGATTTATATTGAATTAACTTAGTAGGAGTGAAGACTCCCTTATCGGGAGTCTATTTTTTCGAGATCTTCAAGTATCAGGTCCAGCACAACACCTATGTCGATCATGTGAATTAGATCTTTTTCATAAACTTTAAGAGTCAGAAAATTCTCTTCTATCTTTGCTTTTCCAACTTCAATCCAATAGAAGCAAAACATGAACTGTGATGGCAAGTTATGATTTTTAGGCAAATCAAGCTGAACACTGATTGGAGAGATGTTTTTCCATTCGTCTATAAGAAAATTGTCGCAATCAGCTACATGACGTAATGAATAGACTCCGTTTCTAAAGAAATAATCTCTTGGACCCATCTGGTTCTTCTTTAGAAAAGAGATCAATTCTTTATCATTTGTGATAGTTATAAAATCTCCTTCTTCTCTATAAAAAACATCTGTGTACATTCCATTGATTAAATCAACAACATAGTCACCATCTCCATAAGGTTCTGGATGGGGGTAAAACTTTTTAATAAGATTTCTTGGTACACTAATTTCAATACTTTTCATAAGTATCTCCTTCTGGCTATTGCCAATAATTTATAGGATTAACCTGCATTACCCTGTGTACCAAAGTATTTTAATTATATCATGTGTATTTAAATTTATCCTTCATATTTTGGATTATATTTATAATGCAAAAGACCCTCTATAAAATTTAATGCGACCTTTTTGTGCTTAGAATCTATAATGACATCGAATCTTTCACAGTTATCTTTTATCCATTGATTAACATTAGTTATATTAACTAATCCAGTCATAGACTGGTCATTTAATAGACTCTTGGCTAGTGTACTATTAGCACTTCCAACATTGTAAGGATGACTTTGATATCTTGCTTTACTGTTGACATTTGCTTGGCCAATTTTCAAAAACACACCATTATGTATTTATCAAACAATCTCCCCTTTCAAGGTTTTTAGTAAGTTACTAAGTTTTACCATGTTGAAATGGCGTTTAAATATTCTTCTCTCTTAAACTTAAAATCTTTGTTCTGTGAATGAATATTCCCAGTACAGCATAACCATATAAGTTTATCAATATGATATGGTGTTTTATTGTTATCTTTTGCTATTTGAGTAATTACATCAAAATAATCATAGTCAGAAAGGCTTAATGATTTATATGGAAAGTTATATTCTAAAATTAGTTTTAATGAAATAACAGCTTTTATATGAACATCCGGTTTTGAATAATCAAGGAAGCCTTGTTCCTTTAAAAAGTCGCAGCCCAAAGCAAAACCAAAAATACCACTTAAATTATCAATAACATATTTTTTATAATCATGCTTGTTATTGATTGCATATTTTTTAACATCGTCTTCAAATTCTTTTTGTGATTTAAATTTACTTAGAAATTTGATGCCTTTAAAAATAGTATTTGAGTATTTAAGCCAACTTTTCTGTGAGTTTTTCATATCTATTCCTGCATTAATAAAGGCCTCATAAAGTTCATTTGCCGTTTGAAATTGGTTTGATGCAGTTTGGATATCTGGATAATAAACAGTATTTCTAATCAAATCTTTATTATGTTTCCAATAACCTATATAATTTGGCATTCCTTGATAATTTTGTGCTGATGAAAGCAATCTATCAAAAAATGTATCGGTAGAATACACTCCATTTAATAAATTATTAACCTCATTAATATCTGTATAGTTTTTATCGTGTAACTTACTAATTAAATATTCATATGATTTCCTATAAAAACTTATATTATTCATCTAATCCTCCTAATCCATTACATTTAACAAGAAATGATTTTTTATAAAATTAAAAATGCTATAGTTCATTGCTTGAATTATAGCATTTTTGACCCCTATTAACAAGAAATTATTTGTTTTTACTCTAAATTGGATTGCCATAGAAAATAAACTTAATGTTCTTATCTCTTTGAACGATTGCCTTTTCCACCATTAACATCCATATACGTTCATTCCAACTATTAAGCATATCTTCAGATTTATTTATTACAGATAAGAAAGATTTCATTCGAGTTTCTTTGTTTTCTTTGTCAGTCTATTCCTTTTTCAAGTTCTGTAGTATCAGTTAATAAATTAATCACTTCTTTTAAATCGTTAGTGATTCTTTCCTTATCTTCCATTGTTAAGTTATAGGCTTCAATAAACTTTTCTTTAATTTCAGCTTCTGTTAAATGTGGGGTTTGACATCTACATTTACCTTTTTGGAACTTGCTGTTACATTGATAAACAAATCTTTCGTAAGCAGTATTTGAGTGCCATTTCTTTTTCCCATAGAAACCACCACAATCTGAACATACCAGCTTTGATGAAAAGATGTCGGTAGCTGAATACTTAGCGCCAAGGCTATCTCTTCTTTTCATTTCAACTTGTACGAGTTCCCACATATCACGTTCTATGATTGCTGGATGACTATTTTCCACATAATACTGTGGAACTTGTCCTGTATTTTTTACTATGGTTTGATCTAAGTAATTCTCAGTAAATGTCTTTTGAAGTAAGGCATCGCCCTTGTATTTTTCATTAGTTAAAATTGAAATAATATTATTTGTGGTCCAATTATTATTCTTACCAGATGGTGTTTTAATTTCAAGACACTTTAGTTCTTTTGCGATACCAGTAGGTGTTTTACCTTTAACTAAAAAATCACTATATATTTTTTTAACTATTTCTGCTTCTTTTTCAACAACAACTATTTTGTCATCTACTTTTTTATAGCCCAGAAAATTACTATAAGCAAATGATACTTTACCTGTTTGAAATGCCACACGTTTTCCCCATTGAACGTTCTGACTAATCGATCTTGATTCTTCTTGTGCGATTGATGCCATTATTGTAAGTATTAGTTCACTTTTAGAATCAAGCGTCCACAAATTTTCCTTTTCAAAGAAAACCTCGACACCTTTTTCTTTTAGCTTTCTAACATATGAAATAGTATCTAATGTGTTGCGGGCAAATCTTGATATTGATTTAGTGATAATTAAGTTTATCTTTCCATCTAGCGCATCTTTAATCATTTTATTAAAGCCGACTCTCCTCTTAGTGTTTGTTCCAGTTATACCTTCGTCAGCATACACAGTTACAAACTCCCAATCAAGTCTACCTTGAATATACTCTTTATAATAATTGACTTGCGCTTCATAACTAGTGTATTGTTCATCAGAACTTGTTGATACTCTGGCATATGCAGCAACTTTTAATTTTTCTTTGTTGTTCACTGGCATTTGTGTTAATGGATCAATAGTCGATGGAATAACAGTAACTTTTGTCATTTAGCATTCCCTCCTCTATATCTTTTTAACGTATGTTGTCTAGCTTGTTCTTTCATTTCATCTGTCCAGCCCTCACTTCTAGGCTTATGTGCCCATACGTATTTTTTAATGCTTCCATCCTTTAATTCAAAGCGAAGTATGTTGCCTGGTAGCGCTATTACTTGATGCACTAAATTTTTAAATATCGTAATATTAAACTTACTCATCTTTAGAAGATGTTTAGCGGCCTCTTTGATTTTATCATCAGGTACTTGTTTATTATCACAATGACTTTTACCTTTATCTCTAAATGTCGAACAAATCCAATAATTGTTATAAGGACCCCTCCGATATGTATGTATTTTTCCACATTTCCCGCATCTGATATGCCCTTTAAACTCATTATCATAACTTGAACTTTTGGCAAATTTCAGAGCTTTGCTTTTCCTTATTGCTTGAGCTTCCATAAATACTTGCTTACTTATAATTGGTTCGTGGGAATTACTTACAATGTATTTATCAAGTTCACCTTTATTATGCTTTAACTTTTTAGTCAAATGATTATCAATAAAGGTTTTTTGAAGGATTAAATCACCAGTATAATTATAGTTTGTTAATATTTTTGTGATTGTTGTTACACCCCAAGTTTTTGTTCTGTATGGTTTTATTCCTTTTTCATCAAGTATAGTTCTAATCATTCTGTCTCCATAACCTTCTAAATATAGGCTATATATAAATCTAACTATTTCAGCTTCTTCTGGAACAATATGATATTTTTTATTTTCAAGTTTATAACCAAACATTGATGTACTACCCCATATAAGTCCTTTTTCAAAATCTTTCTTAATTCGCCATTTCATATTTTCGGATATACTTCTTGACTCTTCTTGTGCAAAAGTCGCTAAGAACGTTAAGATCATTTCACCTTCACCACTTAAAGTATGTATGTTTTGTTCTTCAAAGAAAATGTTAACATTGATTGCTTTTAAGTCTCTCACTGTTTTTAATAGTGTCATTGTGTTTCTTGCAAATCTTGATATTGATTTTGTAATAATCATATCAATCTTACCCGCTTTACAATCACTCAACATTAGCTGGAACTCATCTCTCAACTCTTTTGTTCCAGTAACTGCCTCGTCCGTATACACTCCTACAAATTCCCACTCAGGTTTGCTTTTAATATAGTTTTTGTAGTGGTTCACTTGTGAGGCTAATGAGTTAAGCATTGCATCTTTACCACTTGATACTCTGGCATAAGCAGCAACTCGCAGCCTTTTTGGCATTTCTTTTATCGTTTCAATTTTTGTTATTTTTTTCATAACTTCCACCTCCTTGAGCGTACTCTATTAATCACTTATTTACTCAAATTAGTCAAGTCATTTAAGCGGTAAAGATTACCTGTCTTGATACAATGTTTTTCAGATATGAAAGCTTCTGATTTCAAGTAGTCGTTTTTACTAATTACGCCGTCATTTAACATCTTTTGAATTGGCGCCATTGACAGATAGTACATTTCTAATTCACTTCGCCTCATCACTGACACCAACTTTACTTATTTTTGACTTTATGTAACATTCCTGACTACAGTAAATTCTCATCTTATTACCATATGATGGATCACAGGAACATAAGAACATTGTTATTGGAGATACACTTCAAATCATAGAAAATGTAATATTATTTAGCATAGCCAATTATTTTCTAAGATTCTCAACCGAATACAAGAAACTCAAAACTAATGATCAGCCATTTGATAATGATTGGTATGAGTATGTAGAATATGGATCAACTAATCCACTCACTATATTCTTCCAAAGAAATGGATTAACCAGAGAAACAGCTGATTATATACGTCAACATCAAGAATATGTAGTAAGCACACCACATGGATACAGATTAAATAAAACACTTTTAAACTGTGGAAAGCAATCAGTAACAGATGAAATTTCAGACATAATGTTTAATGTTCCTGAATTATTCATTGAAGAATAAAAAAATAGCGACTCAACTCAATAACGAGCTGGGCCGCTTTTCTATTGCCGCCATTATTACCGACAAGATTACCGACATTTCGCTCAATTTCAATTTGTTTCGGACGATTCGTCAAGTGGTTGGACGATATTTTCGGTCAATCCCACGTTTGAAATAACGCCTTTTCTGCCGCCTTTATTGATCAGCCCATAAACACCCGGATGAAAGAGAATAACCCAACACGGCGCAAATGACGGGCTTGTGTGGCGAGGTAAACAAGATTAATCCGGTGTTAGAAAAATAAAAAAGAGGCCTACAGGATTTCTCCCATAGACCTCTGAAACTATTTAGTTTTTGACGAGCTTCAACTATTCTGTTTCTTGGTTTAATACTGGAAACCTTATCGGTTGGACCTTTCTCTTGCGGTCGCTAAAGTCTCAAGAACTCCGAATATTTGAAACTGTGTGTTTTGAGGCTTGAAACCTCGCTTTTCAATTTCCGAAAACTTACTTTTCAACGGTTAAAACGTAGTGTTTCTACGAATTTCCGTTCCGAAGTAGTTCGTAGTAATGGGAATTACTTCTTTACAACAGTCCAAGTATATTACTTTTTGCTCACCATTTAGCGGATGAGCGCGCTTTTGTTTTTTTACCCCTGACAAACGGGTTTTGTATGTTTCTATTTAGTTTTGCTTTGTAGAAATGTAAGTTTCTATTTACTGAATGAGCGCGGAAATTTATTTAAACCAGAAAATATAGAAATCGCTATAATTTGGTTTTCTTATTTTGTATTTCAATATTTACACAGATTATTCTGCTGAAGCAAATACAACAGTATAACTCAATGTTACAGTACCAACTAAAACATTATTAGAATCATAAGCTGAAATTTTTACATTAATAGTTCCAGTACATGGAAGTTTAGCAACTAAATTATTTTCAGCATCTAATTTTGCAGCAGTACCAAGGAATTGACAATAAGCATCTCCTTCATATACGCCATTATAATATAATGTGCCAGTTTTTCTATCGAGATATGAACGGTATCTTGTCCATTCTACATCAGGTTCAACTGTTGTAGAGCATGATACTTTATCAGCATAGAACTCAGAAACATAGTTTACTAAACCTGTAACTTTATCAATCTTATATAAATCATTTGAATTAATATTATCAACAGTAATTAAATCTTCCCAATAACATGAGAAACCACCTGGTAAGTATTGACCTAAATATGTGCCTGTTGGATCATAAATTGTATTTTCAAATATAGATTCACTAATTTCAACTTTTGAAAATTCTCTACTTTCACCAAGATATTCAATCATTCCATTTTCTCTAATCACAAAGTCGGTTGCTTTTAATCCAATAAATTGTTTCCATGTTGCATTTGTGCCTTGTTTAACAGCATTAGTTTGTGTATCACAAGATAGAACGCCATTAAAGGTATTATTATCACCTTCACGTGCTCCTCCACCTTGACCATCATAAACTGCAACTTTACCACCTGCATTAATATTTCTTATAACAGAACCTGCAGTAACTTCAGAATTAGTAATTACAGCTTTTCCTTGACCTACAAAACCTGCTGCCATTTGACTTGTCGAAACAACTGACCCGCCAAATTTGCAATTATTAATTGTAATTCCTTGACCATTTCCAACATATCCACCTACACCCATTGTTACTCTATCAGAAACACTAGCAGATTCAGTTGAACAATTTTCAAAATTAATTTTTGCACCACCAGTATAGTAAAGGAACATACCATGTAAAGCACTAGAATTTTTAATCTTAACATTCAAAAAGCTAACTGTATCAGTTGAGTCATTTGTTCCATTTCCAAAAAGACCATGTTTACTTGCATGACAATTTTCAAATGTTATGTTTTTAATCTCGTTTTCTCCGTAAAAATTAAGACCGTCTGCATAATTACCAAAAACACAGACAAAATTAGCATTAGAAACAATTTTATCATTTCCATCAAGATGTAATCCGCTAGCAAAATAAGTATCAAATAACTCAACATCACTAAGATCAATATCACTCACTAAT